ATATATCTGCTAATTTTCTTGTTGTAGCTGGTGGTGGTTCAGGTGGCTCAGGAACAGCAGGTGGTGGTGGTGCTGGTGGATTCAGAACTTCAGCAGGAACTTCAGGCGGAGGTGCTAGTGCAGAATCTGCATTAACATTATCTACACTTACTACATATACTATTACAGTTGGTGCTGGTGGAGCTGGAGGAACAACACCTTCTGTTGCAACTAATAATGGTTCAAATAGTTCAATTAGCGGAACAGGATTAACTACAGTTACTTCTACTGGTGGTGGTAATGGTGCTGGTACTCAAGGTGGCAGTTCAAGAGCTCCTGGTAATGGTGGTTCTGGAGGTGGTGGTGCAGCAGATGGTTTTGTTGTCGCACCAGGAACAGGCACAGCTAATCAAGGATATAATGGTGGAACAACAACAAGTACTGCTCAAGCTGGTGGTGCAGGCGGTGGTGGTGCAGGAGCTGTTGGCGGAAGTACAACAAATCAAGTAGGTGCTAATGGAGGTGTAGGTGTTGCATCTAGTATTAGTGGTTCTAGTGTCACATATGCTGGCGGTGGTGGTGGAGCAGCACAAACAGGGGGAACTGCTGGAACAGGTGGTTCAGGTATTGGGGGTACTGGAGCAGTTGGTGGTGGTTCAGGAACTTCAGGCACAACTAATACAGGTAGCGGGGGTGGTGGTAGTTGGAATTGGTCAGGTTCAGGATTTGGTTCAGGCGGTTCAGGAATAGTCATCATATCTTACACATCTGCTACACCTTTATTTGTAGGTGGCACAATTACTACTTCAGGTGGAGACAC